TTGAGCGTGGTCCAGCTGGTGCCGTCATAACGCAACGGGTAATCGCCGCCCTCGTTCAGCACCAGCATGTAGTCGGTAACGGCGCCGGCGCCGGTCGGCACGGCCATCTGTGAAGCGCAGTAATTACCGCTGGTCTGGCCGCTTTTCACCAGTGTTGGCGCGCCGGCGAAGGTGACGTCGAATAGCTTGGCGTCTTGCCCCGCAAACATTCGTCTGATGTTGCCGGATTCATATTCGAACGCCGACACGACAGGCTTACGCAGGTCGCTCGGGATCGGCGGCACCGTGGTATCGAGCGAATGAAGATCACACCACCGCACCGAGCCGCCGCGGATCTTGGTGCCGCGCAGGGTCGGCGCCCAGTTGTCGCAGACGACGGCGGCGCCCGGCTGCATGTAGGCCAGGTTTTCGCTCTCGACCAAACCGCGCAACGGCGCCGGGATGGTCTGCGGCTGCAGGTGCTGCGCGGCCTGGGCCGGCACCGGCTCACGGCGAAAGAATTGGTGCACGCTCATGTCGGTGTTGGCCCTATAAAGATGACGTCAGGGAACGTGGAGCGCGACTTGCGGCCAATGATGATCGGTGCCGGCGCGTCGGCGCCCATCAAATTGGTCAGCGCGTCGGCGTAGGTGCCCATGTCCTCCGCGTAGGGCGAGCCCTTCAGGGCCTTCCACTGCCAAATTATCCCGAGTTTCAACAGCCGCTCATCGATCGCGTAGCGGTCGAGGTCGTTGATGAAACTGTCGCCTAAACCGCCGGACGCCAGTGCCACGCAGTTGCGGTGCAGGTAGGAAAAATACACGAACTGGTCGGTGTCTAGCGCCGGGTGCAGCAGCAGTTGGCCGCCGGCCATGGTCCACTCGCCGTAGGTCAGGTTGCCCCAGTTGGCGAGGCGGCGGTTCATCCAGTCGTCGGTGTCGGTGACCAGCATCATCGGCGTGGTGCCTGAGGTCGAGCGCCAGAGGTTCGACGTTAGCAGCATCCGCTTGTAGTCCGCCGGCAGGTTGAAGGCGCTGCAGCCGATCGTCATCGGGTTGTCGGGGTCGATCACGGCGCCGGAGGTAGCGACGTATTTCACCGATTTTTTAAGCATGCTCCAATCGCGCGTATCGTAAGCGATGCGCTGCGCCACTTCATTGGCGAGCGACAACATCTCCGTCATGGTGCGGTTGCCTGCGATCCCGGCGAACACCGAGGTTGGCTGCTGCACGCCTACCGTGGCGCAGACGTCTCGGATGATCGACAGGATCGTCATTATGCAACCTTGTCTGGACTAGCCTCCTCGGCCATTCGCACCAGGGTCTTGCGCGCAATATTGCCCTTCGGCGCCACGCCGGTTTGCGTCGTGACGTACTGCCGGATCGCTTCGGTATCCATGTTGTCGAACGCCGACACCGGCGTTGCTGCTTTTTCCTGCTTGCGCTCGCGCGCTTCCTTCATGTCCTCCTCGAGGATGACATTGCGGGCCTTCAGCGCCTCGAGCTCGGCCATCAGCTGCAGGTTGGGCGCGCCGCGCTTGCTTTCCTCGATGAACTCGACCGCCTGGTTCTTGATCTCGCGGCCGCCAGGGCCGAGGTTCTTCAGCTCGACGCCGTCGACGCCGGCGAGCGCCTCGACCGTGTAGACATTCAGCGCACGCAGCTCGGCGCGGCGCCCCTCGGTCAGGAACGGCGCGTGTGACAGGGGCGTACCGCTCTTGGTCTGCGCGGTCATCATCTTGAATTGCTTGTACTGGCGCGAGAACCGCTCCGCGTAGGTCAGCGGGACCTGCTCGCCGGTTTCTGGATCCTGGCCCCAATGCGAGAAGAATAGTGCCGGGTAGACGCCAACGTTCTTGGAGCCGGGATACCGCAGCTCGACGACTTCCATATCGTCATAGATTGGACGGCCCGCCTCGAGGCTTTTCTGCTCGTTCTTGGTGGCGTGGTTCTTAAACAGTGCGACCACGGAGGCGTCCGGGTCATGGTTGAGTGGCATAGGGTGCTCCATTCTCGAATTGATAACGCTGGAGCCGCACCCGCCGGGGAGCGGCTCCAGCTTTTTCTACACGTGAGGTCGCTCCACCCGCACGTGTAAAAACTCTTACGTAGCGGTATCGCTATCGTAGAACCTCCAGTTGAACATGGGATTGGTTTGCGTGAGTTCCCCCATAAATCCAATGAATTGGGCGATGGCGTCCTTATCAATTGGCATCTGACCATCGCCTTCAAATAGCGTGTCAAAGTTGCGTTGAGGGTGATAGCGAAGCCGCAGCGAGTCGGTGTTCAATCCGAACGTTGTATTCGGCGGCATATTACTGCCGATGCCGCCGTCGAGCACAATCTCTGCGCGTTTTCCGCCGCCGACATATTCCAGCGACGAGAACCCGAGCTTGCCCATCGAGGTCTCATTGGTTTGGCGCTGGATCGCGATCGTGGCCGCGTCATACGCCGCGTAGTGCTCGGGGCTCATGAGCAGAAGATCCGCGTAATCCTTGCCGCGGCCCTGCTTGGTCATGACGTAGTTGAGCATTGGGCGAATAGTGTCTTTGGTCACTTGCGTGCCGAGCGGCGTCGACATCGTTTGCGCGTTGAAGATCTTGGTGCGCCAGATCGCGTTCGCGGCTGGTGCGCGGTCTATTCCGCCGTATACACCGCTGTCGACGATGACCGGAACCGCGGTGGCCAGGCCGGTGATCGCCTTGCCGCCGTTAGCGGAGCCGTCACCGTATAGCGCGGCGTCCATCGTATCTTCCAGGGAGCGTTCGGCCGCGTCGATATACGCGTCGTACACATCCATCAGCTGATTTTCGCCCTCATTGTTGAGGATCTCTTGCATGCTGAGAATTACTGGTACCACGACCATCTTCGGTTCGAAGAAGGCGTCATTGAATAAATCGATCGCTGGGTTCAGCAAAGGATCGTAGCCGGAATACCACTGCGCGACATTTTTTGAGACTTGCAGCGTCTGGCGAATGCGTGGGCCTGAGTAAGTTTGCCAAAGGCCTTTGCGTTTCATGACAGCCAACAACGCGTTGTTGTTGGAGACGAGGTCTTGATAGCTCGAGCTGCGCTCCTCGAGCGCCATACTCAAGATCTGCTGGTAGTGAGCATTGGTGGTAACGTTGGCCATGTCGGCGCTCCCATCGGATGATCAGAACTACGCGGCGCCATTGACGCGACGGATCGCGTTCGAAATGGCTTCGCGGCGGCCGACCGGCTTATCTGAGCGCCTAGCAGTCCCGTTTGAGGGGCCGGCAGCTGGCGCGCCGTAGATAGATCGATCGGTAGGTCGGGTCTGAGCCGATGGGTTGCCGGTCTGAGCGGCGTGGGTGGCAGGTCGGAGCAACTCTGCCCTTCTGTAGGCGGCCTCGATATCGAAACCGAGCTCGAGCTCGTTCTTGATCAAGTCGCCTAATTCGTCGAACCGCGGGTGCCGACCGTCGTCGGCAAACTGGTCCACTTGGGAGCGAGTGTAGTTGAACTGTATTCCGGTCTGCAACTGCTGCAGCTCGTTTTTTAGCCCATAAATTTCCTGGTGCAGGGAGCCGATCTGCTGGGCGGTGGCGGCCTGCGCGTTCTGCTGCTGCACCAGCTTGTGGCTGTCGGGGCTCTGGTTGAGGATATGATAGCATATGTCGCGCAGGTCGAGCTTCTCGCCGTCAGACGTCCTCAGGTTGAGGTTGTTGACGATCACGTCCAGCCCGCCGATGACGTCCTGGCGCAGCTTCTGCTCCATGGTGACGTAGTTGTTCAGGGCCCGGTCCAGGGTGGTACCGTGCTGCTGCGCCATCTCATGGTAGCCGCGGATGGGTTCGAACGCCTCGGCGGCGCCCCGGTAGCGTTCATACGCTCCCTGGAACTCCTGGTGCATGCGATAAATTTCGCCCCTCACCCGTTCCGGCGTGGCGTGCCACTCGGCCTTGGCATGGTCGGCCATCCTGGCCGGCGGCTCGGCGTAGGGCGCGTGCGGCGGCAGCTTTTGGGTGTAACCCCGGGGGTCAGGCTGACCGGGTTGCTGATCTGTTCCCGGTTTGTGGGCAGGGTCGGTGGCGTTTGTTTGGGCGCGCGGGGCGAAGGTACCGCGCTCCGTCCGTAGCGGCTGGTCGCCGGGCCGTTTCTTGAGGTCGATGCCCTCGGGTGGCGTCTCCTCGGGCGGCTTGTTGTGGCCAGGGCGGGCCTCAGCGGCCTTGGGAGGGGGTCTGGATGCGTCCTTGGGCTTGGCCTTCGCCGGATCATTGGCGCGATCGAAAGCCGCCTGGATGGCCTCCCTGCGGGTCTGTGGCTTCTCCGAGGGCGCTTTCTCGGGGGGTTGGTTGCTGACCGGAGCCGGCGCGTTGGCCGGGTTCTGGTCAATCACCACCTCATTGGATGGCGTGTCGGGCGCCGCGCTCGGCGGCGCGACGGTTACGTCGGTCATGTGGAGCTCCCTGGGTTACGGACGATTGGTCCGAGGCCGATGCCCGGCCTTGTACTTTTCAGTCGCAATTTGAATGGCTTGCCGACGTTCGCGCTTGGTTTCTGCGGAATCTGTCGCGCGCTTTTTCGGTGGAAGCCGTTCATTGCCTACTTCCGTCAGCCCCAGGGAGCGGCCGACGCGACGGAACTCGGCTTTCGAAGTGTAGAATTTGCCGTCGACCTGCTCGGTCTCCGGCATGGTGTCTGAAATCACGTAGGGTAGTGGCAGGCCAGAGCGTGCAGGCGCATGAACTTGACGCTTGACCCGCCACTTGTTGGGTTCGATCTCGATTAGCTCAATCTCTGGCATCTCCTCCTCTCAGGTTTCGACGACGAGGCCGAACTCGCGAGCCTCGCCCTGCGGGATCAGGTTGTAGCGATCGCCGGATATCAGCCGGAGCGCCTTGCAGCAGCGCAGCCGGTCCGGGTTGAGCGCGATAATGGTGCCCGGCGGCACATTGAATTGAAGCCTGGTCGAATTCATGCCGTCATACATCGTGTAGAAATTAGCGCCGTCCGCGGAGCCCTCGATGGTGATGATCGCGGGGGTCCAGTCCGCCGGCATGATCAGGCCGACGACCGCCTTGGCGGTCGAGATGTCGATGGCGTTGGAGATTCCGGTGACGCCGCCGAACCAAAGTGGAATAACCGTAGGCGTGCCCATCAGCGTTTCCTGTTCTTTGGTAGGTGCTTGGTCGGGCGGCCGCGGTGCACCGGCTTGAAGTCGCCCTCTTCCTCGGCGGCCTCGATTTCCTCCTCGAGCTCATCAGGATCGGCGAGATCATCAGGGTGAGTATCGGCGTGAGGGTGCGCCTTGCGCGTTTCCGGCGGTGGCGCGGGCTCGTTCACTGTGAAGGTCTGCCCGTCCGTGGACGCGCCCAGCAGCTCCACCGTCACCGTGTAGGTGCCGGCCTCGAGGTCGTTGGGCACAGTGGCGTTGAGCTTGTGCGGTGCCTCGTACTCGGTATCGAGCAGGACGCCCTCAAACGTGACGGCGCAGCCCGGTATGAAGTTGTCGCCGTGCACCACCAGCAGCTGGTCGACAGTGCCGTGCGGCATCTCGGCCGGGTTGAGGCCCTCGATCGTGGGACGCCCCTCCGGCAGCGGCGCCGGCTCGTTGTGGCTGTTCGGCGTCAGCGTCACTTCACGCGAGAGCTGCGGCTCATTTACGCTTTTTATCATGCTGCTCATTGGCTTCCTCCTCTTCGCGCTCGCGTTCGCGTTTGGCATCAACCTTGTCCAGCGCCTCTTCCTGATCCCTGGCGGCCTGCGTCCAGGGCTCCTGGAGCGGGGCCGCGCGCTGCTCGTCCCACTCCCTCTGCGCCGCCGCCGGGTCATCCAGCTTGCGCTGGGCCTCGGCCTCCGAGGCCTCGATGCGCTGCGGATCAAGATCCTCCGGCACCTGCGGCTGCGGCTGGTCCCGCTCCTTCAGGATCCGCTCGGCCTGGGCCGGGGTGTAGCCGTGGAACTTGGCCTCAAGCTTCTCGGCGTTGATACGATCGCGCTCCGCCTCGTCGAGCGTCGGATCTTGAGCAGGGTCGACGCTGCGGTCGGCGTTAGGGTCGACGTTGGGATCGAGGATGTTGGCGTCTTGCTGCTCGTCCTTCGCTTTGCTCATGACAGGGTCCAATTCTGGGATGCCGTGGTGATCCCCATGGAGGTGACGTTGACCGGCACCTGGCCGGGGGTGGTGCGTTTCAGCGCGTAGCAGGTCAGCGACGTCGGTGAGACGTAGGTGGTCATGTAATTTTGACCCCCGACGTTCATGACGGCGTCGCGCTTGAAGTTGGTGCCGGTCGCGGTCACCGTGGCGTAGCCGGAGCCGGAGACGTTGCCGGCGCCGGCGCTGGTGGCGGTGGTCAGCGTCGGTGTCAGCACTGTCGCCGGCGTCAGGCTCGAGGCATGGGTCGCGTTCGGTCCGGCCGCCCTGGTGGCCGCCGTTTCGACCGGGCCGGCGCCGACCGTGTAGAGCGAGTTATGCGCGGTGCCGCCGGTGTAGGGTGGCGTGTAGGCCAGCGTCACCAGCGTCTCGGTGCCTTTGCCCTCGTGGTCGACGCTCATGCCGGCGCCTGGCGCGGGCGGCGTCGAGGTCGCGGCGGTCTTGGCCGCAAACACGAATTTGTTCGGGCTCGGCTCGTTGTAGGAGGCGTCGACGACGGGCGTCAGCAGCCGTGAATTAGGCACCGGGGCCGGGATGCCGTCGTCGACCGCGGGCTGGCTCGGATCTAGCGGCGGTGTGTTGCCGACCGTCGACAGGTTCGTCGGCGGCGTTGGATTGGGCGGGGTAACCGTTAACGCGTTCTGGGCCATGGCCTTCTCCTTGGGGTTAAATTCCTACCTGAGGTAAACCGTGTGCCCGAAATTCAACATTTGGGGCTTCGGCGGCCGGCGCTGCGTCCTCAGATCCACGCTGATTCCGCTTAACCGTACCACACCACATTCAGCGGGTAGAGTGTATCGGACACGCTCGGTATAGATTAGCCCCGCGATCCGGCCGCTCAGGACGAGGGCGCCGGTGTCGACCGGGATCCCGCGCGTCCGCCGTAGCGCAGCGGGTTGGCCGTCCAGCGTCAGCGTCCCCGCCTCCGCCGGCATATTGATGTTGCGGCCATACAACAATTCGGTGGCCTGGCCGCTCAGCGTCAGCGTTCCCAGGCCCGCCGTCATCTTGGTGTTGCGGCCGTACCACAGCGCCGTGGCCTGACCGCTCATGGTCAGCGTGCCGGTCAGGGCCGGCATCTTCCTGTTGTAACGCAGCGTGGCTGGCTGGCCGCCCAGCCCCAGGAAGCCAATCCCGGCTGGCAGGGTCTTGGAGCCGGCGCCGGACCAGATCAGGTTGACCACGGGCCCGGCCAGCGTCAGCGTGCCGAGGCCGGCAGGCATTCTGCGGCTGTAACGCAGCGTAACATTCTGGCCGCTGAGCGCCACCGTACCAGTGCCCGCCGGCACTTTGCGCCCAACGCGTAACCCTACGGGCTGGCCGCTCATCGCGGCCGTGCCGTTGGTCACCGGCAGCCTGCGTGCGCTGCGTAGCGCCGCGGTCTGCCCCGACAGCGCGGCCGTGCCGGTCGCCGCTGGCATCGTGCGGTGCGTGACGCCGCCCCCCGCCGCGGGCTTCAGCGCAATCAACCACAACGAAGAAGGACTGCTTGACGCCTGTGATTGATCGACGTTGCCCGTCGCGCCTATCGGCGCGTTATCCTTGTCGGCGAAATACGTCAGATGATCGTAACGTTCGGTAAAGCCGGTCGGCGGCGTCAGCGTCGTCGAGGCATCCCAATTGTGTTGCCAGAACACCAATTTGGTGTTGGCGACTGTCGTTGTGACGCTGTTCGCCCTTCCTGCGCCGGGAACACCACTAGTGTTAGTGGCAATTTGCGGGTTCTTGGAATACGCATCAATTGGTGAACCCGACGCGACGCAGCCCGAATACGCCGCGACAACGGCTTGCGTGTTGCCGGTTGCATGCGTGATCGTGTAGCTGCTGCCTTCGCCCGACGCCCGCTTCCACGCTAAATTGAACGAGCCGTAAAACCCGAAACCATCATTAACAAGCGTGCTGTCGATAATAGTGAAGCCCGCAGGGAACGTCGCCGCTGGCACTGACTCAGAACCGTGCAGCTGAAACAACGACAGCAAAATAATATCGCCGTCGACGACCCCCGCGGGCGCGTTGACCGTCGTGTTGGTCCGGCTCGCATAGGTCGTATTGTCGAACGACCGAAACGGCGGGAATGCGCCAGCCACAGGCGTATAAGTCAGCGTTGCGGCCTGGCCCGCCAGCGCCACCGTGCCGGTATCCGCGGTCATCGTGCGGTGAACGACCGTAGGATGCTTGAACGCCATCACGATCATGCCGTGTAGCGCAGAAGCAGGCCCTGTAACCGACAGCGAACCCGTAGCACCGGATGTCGGTTTTACGGCGTCGTAGCAAGCCAAAGCGACACTCGGGCTAGTGGCGTTACCGCGATCAGATCGCTCGGTCCAAGTATTAATCTGTGGGGCAATTGAAGTGTTAATCGCGCCGGAAGCACCAGTGAGGTTCGTCGCGCCAACCATGTTGGAAGCGTTATCAGCCACGCCCGCAGCGCGTGCTATATAGACGCCCGAAACAATTAGTTCATTCGTCGTCGCCGTCGTAATCGACGGACTCATAGTGATAGTTGAGCTAGCCGTCGTTTGAGCGAACTTCATACTGGTGTCAAAGACCGGAGCGCCTTTGTTCGAGCGATACGCCCGCACCGTGCCTAATGCGCGCGAACCGCCCGTGCGCGCAAATACGTAACTTGGCGGGCTCGCGCCACGAATACAGTACCCCGCCTGAAACGAAGTGTCGGACGCGGTAGTGGCGTTGGTGGTGTTGCCGCCCGCGTCGCTTTGCGTAAACGTCCACGCCGCATTGGTATAGATAACGGCACCGCGAACAGCAAAGTCCACGATTAACAGATCACCCTGCGCGACCCCCGCAGGCTCGGTCAGCGTGTAGTTGCCGCTGGCGTTGACCGCCGCTTCGGTAACACCGACGAACGTCCATACCGGCGCCGTCGTTGACAGCGTCGCGGCCTGTCCGGCCAGCGCCACCGTGCCGGTCCCCGCCACCATCGTGTACGGCGAGCCGGCCGGATCGTTACTCTCAACAAGGTCAACGGAGAAGTTATAGCCGCCGCTACTGCCGGGCTGGATATTAGCAACGATGTTCCAAGCACCGTCAGTGGTAATGGTTTGCTGTTGGCTCCGGTCTGAAACGCCGGTGTCCTGCTTAAACATCGTCGTCGCAGTGGTGTGGCCGGAACTATACTTCTGACCAGCGAACGCGGTGTTATCATTATTGTTGTAGAACGCGACAATGACCCAATCGCCTGCGTTCAACGTCAAGCCGGGATGCGCAATAAGATCCGACGTTACCGTGCTGTTGCTCGCAACTGTCGTGCTGTTGCTGCCGCCAAACGTCAGCCGAAACGGCGTTGTCGTCATGTCGCAGTTGGAGGGGCCTAGGGTAACCCCGTCCCACTTGCCGAACGACGCGCCGTAAATTTCCAGCGCATTCGAAAACGAGGCTTGGAAGCGAACTCGCAACGAGCCGTTCGACGCAGCCGACAGCTTAACCAACACACGAAAATTCGTGTTGGCGTTAGCGTCGTTTAGCGTCAGCGCCGGTGATGGCGTGTAGACCGTTACAGCCACTGTGACGGTCCTTCAGGGGTTAGGGGGTCATCGTCATCTGGACGGCGCCGTTGGTCGGGTCGTAGTCAACCGTGAAGGTTTCGGTGTCGGCCAGCGTGATGCTACTGCCGTAATCGTACCAGCCGACCAGCTTGTTGGACGCAGAAGAATTGTAGAGGTAGGCGTATCTGAACGGCCCAATGCCACCCGCGGTGGCGGTGAATACACTATCTGCTAAGACCAATTTGAAAATGTAGGATGCCGTAGCGGCACTGGTAACGGTCGGGGTGTTACCGCCGGCGGTGTAGCCGTTCGCCGCCGTCGGCGCCGGGTAGAGGCCGGTCGACCACGTCGCATCGGTAAGCCCGTTACCGCCAGTCGGTCCGGTGTTGCTCAGTGCGATCTTGTAGACCGCGGTTTGCAAATTGTGTCCGCCCTTCGACATTTCGTCGACAAAAGCATTATATTTGTTGAACGCAACCATTGTTAATCTCCCCGGGGTTGGTAGGCGTCTTGCGCAGGTCGCTGTAGAGGTCGGCGATATCACCCATCCGCGGCATCACACCCTCCCACCGCCTGGCGGTTGCGACATCTTGAAGGCCTGCATGGCCTGGCGCTCTTGCTGCTTGGCCTGCATGTCACCGCGGCGCATGTTCATTTGCTCGGCGGCGAGGCGCTGCTTCTCCTGCGCGATTTGCACGTCGACCTGTTTTTTCATCATCTCGGACTGATGCTTCTCGCGATCGTGCATCGCGTCCTGGTTGGCCTGCTGCGCGTCCGCCTCGGTGTCGCGCTGCTTGGCCTGCAGCTCCATCTGCTTGATGCTGCGATCGTTCTGCAGCTTCTCGGTGTGCTCCTGCGATTTCTGCTTGAGCTCGGCGGCCTTCATGTCGGACTGCGCCTTGATCTTTTCCTTCTCGGTCTGCTGCTTCATCTGCTCAATCTGGAGCTGGATCTTGCCCATGGCCGTGGTCGGGTCATCGCCCTTGCCGGCCTCGCCCTTCGCCTTCATTTGCTCGACCAGCTCGTCGATTGCGCCATCGAGTGAGCGGCCGGCGCGGAACGGCGCGGTGGAAAACTTCAGCACCTCGCCGGCGAATGACGCGGTCTGCGGCTCGGCGGATATCATGGCGGAGAGCTGTTGCAGCAGGCCGCCGAGCACCTGGGTAAATTCAGTCCGCCGCTGCTTCTCGGCGTTCTCGTCCGGCATGATGGTGGAATCGGTTTCGATATCTAGGACGAAAGCCTTAGCGCGGCTGTCCTTCAGGAAGCGCAGGACCTGATCGATCGTCGGCTGCTCTTGGATCTTCTGCAGTTCTTTTTGCGCCTGCTGCATCTGTTGTTGCACTTGCTGCATCAGTTGTTGCGCCATTTGTGGGTTTTGTTGCGCCTGCTGCTGGATCTGCGGGTTCTGCACTGCCTGCGTTGCCTGCTGCACCAGTTGCTGGATCTTGCCCTGGATCTGCTGCGCGCTCCGCTCCTGCATCTGGTTGGTCGGCAGCTGCGTCTGGCTCATTTCGATAATCGTCACGTCCGAAAATTTCGAGGTGACAATCTCCAAGCAGATCTCGACTAGATCTCTCGAAAGCCGCACTAATTCGTGCTGCTTGTCCCGAATCCTTGTACTCCCGTACTGCGTTTTCAATTGTTGGGCGCCAAGGGTTTCGTTTGGGTCCGTCGCCCCCCGCATAATATCGGATAGTCCCATTATCTGATAAATGTCGCTGATGACCTCCTTTCGGAGGGCGACCAGGCCCGTGATGGTCTGGGCGATCATGTCGATCGGAAGCCATATGATCGGATCCTTGGTGCCGCCGAACGTCGCCCAATTCTTGATTGGGACCAACAATCGTCCTGGCGTCTTGATGGCGATCGCGGTTCGCACCGCCTCGTCGAGCTCACCGCCGCCGGCCGGATAGAAGCCTTTGGCTTCCAGCGCATCTGACAGCGCGTGGATGCGCCCGGTCAGCATGTTCACTTCGTCGAGCTGGTCCCGGTACTGCATGACGTCAGGAACGGGTACAAGCGATCCGCGCTGTAGCGTCCCATAGGCAGGCTTGGGGCAAGGGAAAAAATTACGTAGCTCGAGATGTGGATCATCCTCGTCGAGGATGTCCTCGCAACCGTGGGCAACCCAAAGCACACGCTGGTTGGTCTTGTCCCAGACTTCCCAGAACTTGGCGCGCTCGCGCGCGTCGGCGCCGCCGATTTGCTTGGCTTCTTTGTCAACCTTGTACTCCGCGTCCTGGTAGGCGTCGCCACTGTAGTCCTTGAAACGGTCGCGCGCCTCTGGTCTGGTGAGATAGCTTGCAGCCGCGACCCAGGTCACTTCCCTCCAGTTGCGAGAGATCGAATGCAAAAAGTCCCGCCGGCCTTTGAAATCGATACATACTTTCTCGTGCTTGTAGTAGCCCTTGCCCTTGCCGCTCTCATACCGACACCAGGCCGTGCCGCGGCCGATCATGGCGAGATCGTCGCGCAGAAGCAGCATCAGCTCGTTTATTTCTGTGAGATCAAACGCGACCACGGCGCAGCGTTCAGCGACTTCGGACGCTGCCTGATACACCGGCCGTCGATCTTTGAATTTTGGTACTACAACCGGGATCGGAGCTTTGGCGTAAATGCTGGGCTTCACCACTTCGCAATTTGCCCAGAACATCTGAAATTCTTTGTCGCGTATCTTTTTGCCGGAGTAGGCCAGGTCCGACGACAGCCGCGATAGTGAGGCGTAGAGCCGGTCGATGTTGTCGCAGTGGTCGTGCCATTCGTCGAACGCGTCCTCGCTCTCACTCAAGAGATTGAGCCAGGCCTTGGCCTTGCCCGGCTCGACGTTCGGGTTGTAGCTGATGTCGTCGTGGCGCAGATCGTCCTCGACGGGGATGCGGTTTTTCTTAGCCATGCTATGCCCCGTACTCCCATTGATGCTTGCAGCCTGGACAGGTCAGCAGCAGGCGACGACCCACTCTGTCGACGCGACGCGCGGAAATCTCACCGCAGGCCGGGCACGGCCGCGGCGCCGCCGCAGGCAGCTCCATGTTATTGGTGGTCCAGGTCGGACCGCTCGGTGTTTGCGTTGGGTTTAGCCCTGTCTCCAGCTTCGCCATTGGCTCGCCGAGCGGCTCGTCAAGCAGGTTAGCGGCCTCAACCATCAGGTTAGCAGCGTCGTCGCTGACCAGCGCCACCCAGCTCTCGCGCGGATCCACCGCCAGGATAGCGGCGGCGCAGGTGCGGAGACGGTAGACCAGATCCTGCTGGTTCATATGATCACCCCACGTTTACGCGGCGCGTCCTGGGGTGGCGGAATGATCCAGCCGCGTTGTATCGGCACGACTACATCGCGCCGCGGCGCCTGGCGCCAGGCCTGCGCGAGGTAGCGAAAGGCGTCGGCGAAGTGCGAGGTCCAATCATGTAAGGGGGTTAGCCTGAAGGCCTTGAGCTCGTCATCCCACTCGCGGCGGTACTGCTCGAGCGCGGCCAGCGCCGGCTCGCAGCGCGGGTGGAAGATGCACAGCGGCAGCGTCCGCCTGGCGGCGTTGATGCCGTCCTGCATCGTCGACCAGGTCACCAGCATCGGCGATAGCCCGAGCTGAGACATGGTCTCGACGCGGGTTTTCCCGCTGCCCCATTCCTTGACCTTGGCATCGTGCGGCACCCAGTCAGTGCCATCGATCCAGCCATGCTCGGCGCGTTTACGCTCGATCACCTCGACGAAGTGCTCGAGGCCCTGGCCAGATGCTGAGTAGCAATCAAGTATGACGACCTGGCCGCCCTGCATCTGCCACCAAAAGATCGCGGTGTCATCGGTGACGCCAATATCCCAGGCCCGGTGCACAGGTTGACCCTCGATCGCCTCGCACTCAATGACACGATCTTCCTTGCGCACCGCGGCCATTTCAAAGGCGAACATGGCCCCCAATATCGCTGCGTTGAATGAGCACATCAGCTCCTGATCGAACATCGCCTGGCCGGCGTCCTCGCCGTACAAGGTCCTGTACTCAGTGAGCGCCTCGTTGAGTTCATACGAAGATAACGCCGCGGTGTCGTGCGCGGTCAGCAGCTCGGCGAACCACTCCGGCGAGCGTTGTGCATGCTTGAACATATCGAACGCGTGATTGCGGCCACGCGGCGTTGAGATGAAGCACGCCCAGCCGCCGTTCTCCTGCAACATCGGCCGGTGATAGGCCCACGCACTCGGATTGCTTAGCGCCCATTCACTGTAGACGATGCCGGCCGGCGAGGCGCCCATGGTGGCGTCGTAACGATCGCTGCCGATGCAGGCCCAGGTGCTGCCGTTGCGGAAGCGAATAAACATGGTGCTGTCGTTGGTGTTGTCACGAAACTCATGCGGGAACGCCTCATCGATGCGGCGCCGACCCGTGTGCGGATTGACTGCCGTCCATATCGAACGACGTGCTTGTTCGAACTCAGGCAAGCAATGCCAGTAATTACCAACGCGCCGGACCGCACACACCGCGGCATGATGTAACGCAACCTCGTCTTTGCCCGCACGTCTGTGCCAGATCGCGAGCGCCCGCGTGCCACCCTCGTGCAGGTAGCGCCACAGCTTCATCTGATGCGGCCGCGGCGTCCATTGGTTGTGCGGGATGACGATGTCAGTGCTCATACAGCAGAGCTCCCCGCATCGCCCAGATCAGCAGCACCCACAGCGCCAGCGAGATCGCAATGCCGAGCAGACAACCGTCGCCGATATTGTTGTTGTGATTATTCATGGCGTCACCGCAGCAGCAGCACCAGGCACAGCGTCAGCGCCAGCGACAGCGCGACGACGAAGAACGCCAGCCACGGGTTCATGTCCATCGCCGCTCACTTCTTTCCCTCGAGGATGTTGCGAATGGTGATGCGCAGCTCGCCCTCGACGTGGGCATCGTGCGGTTGATTCGGTTTGCCCCAACCGCGATCGAGCAGCTGCGCCGCGGCGCTAACGCGCGCGGCCTCGCTCTCACCGCTCTCGGCTACGCCGGCGAGCGCGCGTATCGACAGATCCGTGTAGGCGCGCGCCAGGGATCTGACGTGCTGCTCATTCTTCGGGGTTAATTTTTTCGGTTTCCCGTCCGGCACTTGCTTCGGGTGTACCCCGCTCCCTCTGCTTTAGATCGTCGACATCCTTGCGGAGCCGGGCGATCGTCAGCTGGAGCGGCTGAACAACCTCGGTGACGGCAGCTTTGATCTGGGCATCGACGAACGAAATGATCTTGGCGTTCGCCATCGGTGTGACCCATATCACGGAAAAGGCCCCACCCGTGGGGGTGAGGCCCTAAAACTCTACCTGATTTGGGACGTGGTCAATAGGACCCGGGCACCCAGGGCGGCACCTTGGGCTTGTCGCCGCGGGCCACCATGCCGTTGAGCAGCAGCACGATCGGCGTAGCTATATGCCGTTGCCCCCGCACCAGGCGCCTGCCCTGGCGGTCTGACATGCCGAGAAACCTGGCGGCCTCGGACTGCGTCAGACCGAGCGCCTCAAACGCCGCCACGAATTGCGCCGGCGTCATCTCACGTTGGTCCTGCCAGCTCATCCTTCCCTCCTGATCTGCTCGACCAGGTCGGCGATCGCCTCCATCACCGTGGTGCCATAACCGCAGACGTCGAGATCTTCGTTCTCGCCCTCCTTGACGTAGGCTTTGAATTTACCCGGCTCCATTTCAATGGTGACAACCACAGTGCGGTTGTCATCTTCGTCGCGGAAATAGTGTTCTTTGGCGTTGGTCATGTGATGTGCCTTTCGTTGTTGGTGAAAAAACCATACCGGACCGTTGGTCCAAGTGCAAGCAAAATTATTTTGAATTATTTCCAAATTATTTTGACAAATCGCTTGACCGGACCGTTGGTCCGTGAGACAACATGATCACTGAAGCGAACCACACACCGGAGCACGACATGGCCAACCTCACCACCGCCGCCCAGATCCGCGACCTCTACACCGCCCACAAGATGCCCTACGCCACCGCCCACGCCCAACTGGTCACCTTTTGCAGCATGGGTACCCACGAAGCAGACCTGTTCCTGGCCAATCCTGACCGCACTGGCCACGACACCATCACTGCCTGCGTCAACGGCCAACTGTCCGCCAGCAACGCCATTCGCGCACTGAAGGCGATCGGCATCCCCGCTGACGTTGCCAAGGCCCGCCTCGCGGCCGCCTGGCACGGCAAATAACTCTCTCCCTATCCACCACACACCAAACAGGAAACACGCACATGACCAACCTCAACACCCTCATCGACCAGTACGCCGCAGTGAAGGCCGCCCAGGGCAAGCTGGAGCTCGAGAAGAAGATGCTCGAGAAGGCGCTCGCCGACCTGCCCGCAGGCCACTACGAGAGCGAGAACTACCGGCTCTCGATCTCCAACGCCCTGTCCCAGGTGCCGGATGAGGAGCTCGCCGCCGAGCAGAAGCTGGTCGCCGCCAACGCGATCGAGGCCTACCGCGCCACCCTGAGCCGGCAGTACATCACCGCGCATACGATCGATAAATCGGTCCGCTCCCACCGCATCGGCCTGCCGACCGGCAAGAACCTCGCCGCCTAATCCCACCGGCCCGTTAAATCGCACATTTAGCGGGCCGATTTTTTCCTCCTAAACCCAACCCTACCGGAGCACCACATGTCCAAATACGCCATCCTCGAAATCGCCCGCGAAGCCGCCGACAACGCCATCAACGACGTCTGGGACGTCACGCCCGGCACCTTCTCCGCCGACAGCCGCACCGCCGAATACTGGCGTATGGTGTACGAGAGCGCCGCCGTCGCCCTGGCCAAGATCGACCGCATCGAGAAAGGGATC